CGAGTCGAGCGCCGATCGTGCCGGTGTAATTGAGAGTCCCATACGCTGCACTGTTTCCGTCGTTTGTGAAGCTGATGAGTCCTGTGTATGGCGACAGTTGCTCAAGCGTGTTTAGGTCGCCCAGATCCTCTTCTACGAGTTGCTCACGCGACAACACTCCGAACAGATCTATCGCCGTGATCGTCGCTGTCGCTCCACCTGAGGCGTACTGGAAGCCGTCATCATATGAAACGCTTTGAGTGTAAAAGAAGTTTCGAGCGTTGTTGTTTGTGCCAACTCCATCCCTGTAGACCTTGATCTCTGATCCGGGCAAGAAAGCGGAGGCAAGACCTGTCGAGTTGTCAATAGTGAGCGACAGCGTTTGAGGCGAATAGTTTTCTAGCCATCTCTTTTTGCCGTTGAAGAATGACAGCGAATAGACGAACCCGTCAAGGTTGTATCCGTCTACCGTGACTTTCCAGAGGTTTTGATTGCTCATAGTGGCCTTGTGGTCACTGGCACTGGGCCACTCATTCGCACATAGCGTTGCAGAGCTGCGACGACAGCGTTCGGATCTGCTGAAGTGACTGTGATGTTGATCGTGTTTCCGCCCATGTTGCCGAGTCGGTCTAATGGGATGATGGCCTCTGGGCCTTTTTCGCCAATCATGGCGATCGTTGGGCCTGTCGTAATTCCTCCCTCAGCTAATCGAGGCAGTTTCACATTTGGGATCTCGCCGAAGTTAACCCAAGGCCCTGCAGCTTTGTCAATCCCGTCAAGGATGATGTTTAAGCCTTTGATGGCGAAGTTGAGTCCGCCTTCTAGACCTGCGATCACTGCGTTGATTACGCCCTTGAACGCTCCGCCGATGCCGTCAAAGATTTTGACTCCGAGATCTTTGAGTTCTCCGAAGCCTGACTTGATTGCTCCGAAGACGAACTTGACTACATCCCACCAGATGAGAAAGCCTTTTTTGATTCCGTCTATCGCTTTCCCGAAGATGTCAAACTTGACTTGCAGTGCGACGAGAGCTGCGATGATCGCGATGATGACGACTGCACCAGTGGCGACCCATAGAGCAGAGAATGAGGTCGTGAGTGCTGTGTTGATAGCGAGAGTGACTGCTTGGATCGTGTTGTAAATAGCGAGTCCAGCGTTTAATGCGATAATCGCTGCAGCTAGTACTGCAATCGTTGCACCGATAGCGACGATGAGTCCTTTGTTATTTGATGCCCATGTGGTGAACTTGAGTAGCTCTGGAATCAGTTTCTGGGCAAGTGGAGCGACAGCTGCACCGATGGACTCTTTGAGTTCGCCCATCTGAATCCCGAGGTTCTTCATCTTGCCTTCGGTCGTGTTCGCTGCAGTTGATGCTTGACCAGAGAAGGTCTTGCCCATAGCTGCGAAGACTTCGTCTGTGGTTGCGCCGTCTTCAATGAGTGTTGCTAGTGCTGGGTCTAATGCTTTTAATGATTTGAAGTTGCCGTTAAAAGCCTTTGACAGTGCGTCGGAAACTGCACCGAGATCCTTCCCAGTGCCTGCGGATACATTGAGGGCAAGACTCAAAAGATCTTGAGCCTTTGTGATGTCTCCTGTGCCTCGCACGAGGGAGTCGAGTGCTGGTCGGAGTTCATCGTCTGCAACCGCTGCAGCCATTGAAGTCTTGGAGATGAAGTCTTCCACAGACTTGACCTGAGAGTCCGATGCTCCGGTGACATTGCCCAGAGTAGTAGCAAGTTTTTGAGCTGCAGCGTCATCTTCGGCGAACGCTTTGACAGCATCAAAAGCGACAGCGCCGACAGCTGCGAGAGCGAGCCCTGCTGGGACTGCAGCCTTTTTAATAGCGAACGCTGCTTTCTCGCCTTTGGTCTCCAGTTTTTTGAAGTCTGCGATGGCTTTGTCAATGCCGGCAGGATTCCACTCGGAGATAATCGGGAGGTTAATAGCCACTACTAAAACTCCTTCTGTGCGTCAAGCATGAACTGCTGGATGATCGGCTGAAGTGCTCGTTCAGCATCTGCAGCCATTGACTCGACATCTTTCCACATATAGCGAGAAGGTGTCCCGATACGCGAGTCAAGCGCGCTAGCGAAGTTGGGTCGCCGATATTTAGGCTCACGGCGCGACTTCGTTCCGCCAGCCTTGCCAGCCATGTCAGTGATCGCTACTGGTGCGCCTTTTGTGACGACTCGAACGACTGCGATCTGTTCAGCTCCTGCAGTAATAGATCCAGTTTTCGGCTTGCGAGTGTTCAAGGAGATTTGCACCTTCTTCACTCCAGCCCAACCTGTGCGACCTCTGTGAGCCATGCCGCTCAAAGGTGGCGACTGTGGAACTCGAGCATTAATCGCATCCACGAGAGGCTTCGCTGCTGCTTTCGTGTCCTTCAACAATGTCCGACGCATTGCAGGGTTCAGTTTCTGCATCTTCTTCAGAGCGTCCTGCAGACCGTAAGTATCAAGTCTCACATCTGCAGCCATTAGTTCTTCCGTCTTTGTTCATTGATGATCTGGACGCAAGTCGCTAGATCATCTGTCTCGAATGTAATAGTCGGAGGCCAGAATCCAGTCTCAACTAGCAGAGCTGCTAGTTGTCGCCGGAAGCCTCCTTGGTAGGGACTGGCGATGCAGTCTCCACGACTTCTAGATCTTCTAGTTTCTTGACGAACTCATCAAAGGAGATCGGCACTGGATGACCTTGCTGCTTACTGGCCTCATAGGCCATGAAGGCTAGATCTTCCATCCCGATCCCACTTGACAGATCTGATGCTCGTCGCTTGAACTTACGCTCCCACGAGATAATGACGAAAAGGTTCGTCGTTACTTGGTAGGTCTCGCCATCGGCGAGTCTGACACTGAGTGTGAGTTTCATGGGTTCTCCTAGTCGGGGTTCGGATTACTTATTGATCAGGTGACATCACGGGCAAAGGTTCCGCCCTTGAAGGTGGCCTCGACTACTGACAGCTCTCCGACTGTTGCCGAGATCGGGGTCACGGTCTCCAAGTAACAGCCTGTCAAGGTGTACTCAGGATTCGAGGCTGACTCGGTTGTGCCCGAGGGGCTGACGACGATCGTTGAGATCACGCCGAACATTGAGTTCAGCATGGTTTCAACTTCGGTCGCGCCGTAACTCTGGAACAGTGTGAGCGTGAGCTCATTGCTGTAAAGCCCAGCTGTGAAGGTTCGTGAGGTTTGACCAAAGGCCGTGTTCTCAAGTGCTTCGGCTGTGAGCGTCAAGGTCGCTGCCGAGCAGTGATCGGTGAGTGCCATTGCTGACGGGCTGGTGACATTGACTGTCGGATTGGATAGGTAAGTGACTGTGGCCATTGTGTTGTCCTTTATACGCGGCTAGTGCCGATTCTTATTGTGAGGTCATAAGCAGGTAACTCGGCAGAACCGATCTGTGCGATCGTAGGTCTGCCAGATACAACTGCAAGAGAGGAGTTCATGAGCTGATCAACGACTCCGAGTATGTAGTCCGTAGTGTCTTGGTTGCCGGGTGGCGCGCCCAACACTCGGAGATCGATCGTGATGTCCGCCGTTTGGTTATTGAACGCACTGAAAGTAGGAAGCTCAATGAATACAGTAAGCGGTCGAGCGTTCCGAGGGTCAGTGACCGGCACAAGGCCGAGAGCTGTGATCGTCGCTGAGACAGCGTTGATCGTGTCTGTGAAGATGCCTGCCATCTCATGCCACTTGCGATCTCTTGATGCCGAGTAACTGGTTGATTCGACCCATTGAAGCGACAGGTGCGGAGATGTTCATGTCTTGGAAACTGTTGAAGGAGTCCAAACTTCCGCGCTCACGGTACAACGATGCAGCCATGAGCACGACTCCTGCTTTTACTGCAGCATCAGGGACGGTTGTAAGACTGTCGTGATAGCCAGCCTGAACTCTGCGTTTAAACGACCAGGCATTTGAAGCGTTAACTGATGAGGTCATGAAAGCTGTGTCGTTGGCGGTTGCTCCGCTAATGCCGAGGAACTCGGTGAGATCGCTTACTGTGATCCATGTGCAGGTCTGAGTCCAGACGAGCGAGCCGACTGGAGTGACTGCTTCTCGAGGGAGGTCGTCGCCGACATCTTGGAAGAGCAGCTGGTTCGGGATGATGACATCGGGATCAAAAAGGTAGTCGCCTTCTTCGTCAATGCCGAGGAACAGGTAGGTCGGTACAGCGAAGACGACATGACTGCCGTTGAGCTGTGCTGCACATCCTGACAGTGTGATCGTCTGACCGATCGCTATGTCGGTTGATTCGAGAGTCTGAACGACGGCAACATTGTCAAGCACCATCTGATGCGTGACTGTAAATGTTGCCATCGTTCGTTCCCTCTACTCGTCTAGTCGGTTCAGGCTCGCTTGACGAACTTCGTCGCGTCAATCATGACAGACGAGAAGTAGCCTCGGAACTTGATAACTCGACCGAGTGCGCCGTCTGCAAGTTCAACACTGACAGCTCCGCGCTGTTGTTCCCAGCATTCGAAACCAGTGCTGTCACCGACATATAGGTTCTTTCCGCCTGCAGCGACCAAGTTGCGGTCAACCACGAGCGACAGGCCGAAAGCGTTGCCGTTAAAGGTTGAGGCCGATGCGCCGGTGCCGACTGCGTTCTGTGGGCCGACATTCGGGAACAACGGACGACCAGCATCGTCCACAAGTGCGCCGAGCGACGCGTAATACGCAGGTGACATCACGAGCACATTCGGCAGGTTGCCGTTCGAGTTGGTCAAGATCTGCTCTGCTGAGTTGTAGATGAACGCTACCCAGTCGGCAGGTGTTGATCCTGAGGTCAATGCTTCGGTCTGGGTGACTCCTGCTTCAAATGTTGCACAAGCTGCGACATCGGTGGCGTTCGCGTAGATGCGTGCCATGTCGTCAATCAATGCACCGAGAACCTCGGGCGAGGTAAAGTCCATTGATTCTTCGGACAGGTTTACATATCCGCCGTAGAGGGCCTTCGTGATCTGGATGTCGTCCACGACAAAAGTGCCTTGATCAAGTGCGACGAGTTCGCCGTTGGATGCACCGATGGTCGTGTGCGTGGTGACCTTCGGACGGATGAACACCTTGCCCGATGCTGGCATCTGGCGAACGCCCATAGCGGTGATTAGTGGACGATAATTGGGTACAAACGAGTTGTAAATTGGCGAGATGATCGGCACTGGCAAGATGCCGGGTGTGTCGGTTGAGGTCACATTTGGAGCTGCTGCAACGATGCGCTGGTTGAACTCAGCGAACTCGGATCCGCCTGCAGCGAACTTGATCATGTATTCCGCAATAGTGGGAAGCTTGAACTCGCGCTTCGGTGCTGCGTACTGGATGGGAGCAGTGGGTACTGCTGCTTCGATTGCTTCTGACATTTCATCCTCCTCGGATGGTTGGGTTGGGGTTGGTGTTTCTTCTTCTTCGTCGGGTGCTTCCTCTTCGGGTGAAGAGGCAGCGACTGAGTAGACCTGAGCGTCGGCGTATGCCGGTGTCGTGACGACCGAGAGCTCGACAAACTTAGCCTCAGAGACTTCTAAAGTCCCGTCTGCGAGGCGCTTGAACTTGGTCGGCACTGCGCCAACACTGACGGAATCTAGAGCGCCATCGGCGAGCAGTGCGAGAGCGTCGTCAGCTGCACGAGTTGCGCTTAACTTGGCGACGAACATCATTCCCTCGGCGGTTGATACTCGCTCGGTGACGCGTCCGATGACGCGTGTCTCGTCGTGGTATTCCAGGAGCTTCGGCATCGGGCCATCTTCGGGCAGTGAGCCTTCAAGGAATACGACCGATTCTCCACCGGAGAGAGTCGCTTTGACATTCCAAGGAACGGCGAGCCCTGTGATCTGGCGTGATGGTTCGCCATCGGCGGAAGCGTCAAGTGTGATCTGTTGAGCGGTAAGTCGAATCATGAGGGCATCTCCTGAGGTGTCCGCATGGAGGCAGGTTCTTCAATGTCTATCTCTGTGCGGTTCATTGCGACATCTTCTATCAGATCTTCGGTGTCAAATTCCACGAACCTATTACGAGGCAGGATGTCTGTTCCGCTGAGGGTCTCCTGAATACAGTCCATGTATAGCTTGGCTCCGAGCAGATAGAGATCTTGCTTGGCCTGTGTGGCGTTGGAATAATTGTAGCCAGAGATGCCGATTCCGAGAAGGTACGCAGGGACTCCGATTGCTCGAGACAGTTCGAGTGCGCTGAAGTTTCGTGCTTCTACGAGTTGAAGTTTGCTCGGGTCTGTGTCAAATTGTTCGTACTTGACAGCCGAGTTCAATGCGCCGACAGCGTTCACGCGTCGCGCATTTGACCATGCTGCAGCGAGCTCACCAAGTGACTCTGCATCCAACGGTTCAGAGCTGTCGGTCTGCTGTAAGTATCCAGCGACGATCTCATTTGAGGCGAAACGTTCAGCAGAGCGGTCAAATTTGATGGCGGTCTCTAGGACTCGGCGACCTGTCCAGAGGAATCCTTGAACGGGAGCGAGGAATTGGATGACATCTTGTGTCGGAATGTTGATCCCGTTGAATGTGATGCTGTTGGATTTTCCAAAAAACTGCGGACCGGGCTGATCCAATGTGTCAACCATCTCGCAGGGCATCCACTGAAAAGCGAGAGGCCGTCCGGTAGCGGAGCTGCGTGAAGTCACATAGAGAAACGCGCGTCCGCGCATCATGAGATCCATGCACAGATTCGACATGACAAAGTTACGCGTAAGGGTCGGGTCTGGAGTGTCCATCCATGATTCGTTCTCAAGATAGATCTTCTCGTACCGTTCGCCGTTGAACTGTGTCGTGTAATGGCGTAGGGGCAGTGAGCCGACAAGAGAGATGATCATCTGTGTCGCTCTGGATACTGTCGGAACGGACAAGGCCAGCTCTGAAGCCGCCCCGACGGTGTAACTCCAAAACTGTCCGAGCCCGCTCTGAGAGGCAGAACCTGCTGCAGCTTGAAGCGGTGCGTGTGCGAACGCGGGGGTCGCGTCTTGCTTCTTACTTCCGAAGAGTGCCATCGCTTGCGAGTCTCTCAAACTTGCAAGCGCGTGTCCACTAGGGTCAGCCGAAAGCCATCTGAGGTTTGGCTGATGCTCTCGGTCGTGATGTGAGCATGATTCCCCACACTGCACATCGAGCGAGCTCTATCGGGCCCGGGCTCTTCTGCGAGCTGAGCACGATCGCTCCGCCAGTCTTGACTGCTACCGCTCGAGCGAAGTGTTCGGACAGTGCGAGGTCGCCAGTGTGGCGAACGCGATCTTCAACGATCATCGCACGCGCTGCGCCAGTCCACTTCAAAAGCTCGGCATAGCCGACGATCGTCATCCGCCGGCGAAGATCTGGCGGACAGTGGATCTCCAGCGATGGAGTGCACGCGAGCTTGACAGATGGGTCTGACATTCGAGTCACGACTTCGGCCCACATCTGCTGGGCGGACTCAACGACAAACTCGGTCGTGACGATGACGCGTGTCCCGTCGTATGCGCAACCGATCCCGACATAGCGTGACTCGTCAACGGATGAGTCAATGACGAGCCACTGGATCGGAGGCATCGGATCAACGGTCTGCCGATCCTGCCACAGATTCAAGGGTAGGTAGGAGTTGGTACTGTCCAGCCATAAATTAAGATGCCCGCGTATGAACGCTTGACGATTCGGCGAGTCAAACGCGAGCTCAAGCGCCTTCATCGTGATCGTCGTCCCGAGCGCAGGATTCGCCCATCCCCAATACTGCCGATCTTCCACACTCACTCCGGGTGGCAGTGACCATTCCGCAAAGTACAGCGAACCAGTTCGGCCTGAGTCAATCGCTGCCATCCCTTGCTCTCGAAGCTGTAGAAGCACTGTGCTCCCTTGGTCGCCGGCGGTGGAGAACATCATCATCATCGGATTCTTCTTAATGGCGACCTGTGATGGCCTGAGCGCAGTAAATACAACCTCAGGACTGATGTCCCATAACTCGTCCACAAGGATGACCGAGGCTGTCATTCCGTGAGCGTGAGCAGAAGCTGCGACAACTGCGATAGATGATCCATCTGGGAAGTTGACACGCTCGTCTCCGTTCTGCCAGCGAACCTTGCACAAGAACTTGTCCTCAAGGTCTCGACAAACATCACGAAAGAGCGCCATGCTTCGGCGCTTCTGGTTGGCAACAATGACGATCGTCTGAGGTTCTTTTTGGATCGCTGCATACTCGGTCGCCATGTAGCCGGCGACAGCACGCATCAGCAAGCTCTTGCCATTCTGACGGGCCGTAGAGATGCACGCTTCACGAAAGATGAAGTCACCGTTCTCGTCCAGACTCAGAGCATCATTAACGATCCGCTTCTGCCACTCCATGAGATCAATGTTGAGCACGCGCTTCGCCCAAACGGTGAGGGCAGGGCCGAAACTCTCGCCGGCATTGACGGGCGTGACCAGTCTCGGCTCGATCCTTCCCGATGTTGGAATATCCGACGAAGAAGAAAAAACACCAACCCCAACCCAACCATCCGAGGAGGATGAAATGTCAGAAGCAATCGAAGCAGCAGTACCCACTGCTCCCATCCAGTACGCAGCACCGAAGCGCGAGTTCAAGCTTCCCACTAT